AAAGAGATCATCTGCTGATCGTAATTTACCATTTGCATCGCCTAACTCAACACCTAATTGTTTAAATGAATATCTAGCCTTTTCATTTCCATCTCCGGCTTGGCCTATTGATACTGCAAGTTTACTTGCAAGTTTTTCCATTGATTCTGCATTACCGCCGGCAAGTAATAATGATTCTTTAAAATTCACTAATCTTCCAGCACTAATACCAGTAGCATCACTTACGTCACCTAACTTATCAGCAAGATTAACTGCACGTGCAAACAATGCTCCCATTGCAACAACTGCACTGCCAGCAACAACACCTAATGGACCTAATTTACCGATTAATCCGCCTGCACCTTCGCCAAAAACAGTAGTGCCATCTGCGGCTTTCATAATATGATCACTTAAACCTTTGATAGCTTCACCGGCTTTAGCCGCACCATCGCCGGTTAGTTTTGTTTTTTCATTAAATTTTGTGGCAGCATCAGCACCAGTAGTAAAACTTTTACTAGTATCATCTACTGATTTTTTAAGTTTATCAATTAGTTCAGTACCTGCTACTTGAACTTTTAATAGAAAATCGCTAACTGTTGCCATATTTTTTGCCTATTATTTCTTTGTTTTTTTCTTAGTCTTACTTGGAGTTTTACTTACTGATCTAGATGTATTCATTGATAATGGAGTACTAGAACTTGTTCCGGTAATTTGTTGTTTTACATATTGATCAATATGTCGAATTGTTGGGTTAATTAATTCACCAAGAAATTGATCTGACCAATGATTATCTAATCGTTCGGCGTATGGATAATCAGCATGAATAATATTGTTCTCTTGTCTTGTACTTGCTCTAGCATGTCCAGAACGAATAGGAGTTATACTTTTCATATAATCAGTACCAATCTGAGCAAGAGTATTTTGATTTAATATTACTTTGATTTGATCTAATTTTTGAATAATTGCATTAGTTGCCATCTCTTGCCTTTCGCAACATTTCCATCATGTCATCTTCATTTACATACTTTTCAGGATTCTTATTCATTGCCTTATCATACTGATATTCTTCCCAAGAACTCATAACGTCGGTTATCATTAAATCATATGTATTGGCAGTGGCTAATACTTGACTTGGAAGCATTCCATATGTTTTAGCAATTGAACCAACGTTTAGCATCATGGCTGTGTTCCAGTCTCCACTGATGTTGAGTTCTTGGTTACGGACTTTCCCAAATGTTCTGCCACAGCAACGACACTGGCTGCAAAAATATCTATTGGAAGTTCATGTTCAACATCAATAACAGGCTTACCTTTATCGTTTAGAATAATATTTTTAATTAATTCGTTAAGCACTGTAGCATCAGCTTCGCCTTGTGCTTTAAAAAACTTAAAGTAGCTTGTTAAATCAATATGATCATACATGTGAAATGTTATTGGCTCGCCATACTTTTCAACCAGATCAATACTGTCTAGTGTTATTTCTACTAATTGGGGCTTGATTTTAAAATCTTGAATTTTCATTTGTTAGTTTCCTTTAATTTGTTGTAATGTATTTATTCTTTACTAGAATCTTCAAGCAATTGATTTAGTAACGCTATGCGAAACATTTGCTTGGCTTTTAATTGTTTAACTGTTGCCTGTAGATTGTCAATCATGGGCGTTTGTTTTGCTTCATCGGCAAGTAGGCTTCTTAATTTTTCTTCATTAGTTTTAAGCCATACATTGTTCTTGTCATTATTCATTTGTTATCCTTATTGAGTTATTAAAAAAGGCACCTTGTGAGTGCCTTTCTGTTTTGTCAATCTAAACTAGATTAAACTGTACCAGTAGTGAATGCACCATCAACAGCGACCTCTAGAGGAGTAACCCATACAGGTGCTGTTGGGCTAGTCTTAGGAGCCAAGTTTGTAATGAACCCTGATCCACTGTAAAAATGTGCGCCATTTGCTGTACCATTCCAATAAACTTTAAAGTCTAAGACATTCTTGTTTGTTGAAAGGCTAGCAATACCTAAGTATGCCGCAGTGTTTGCTGTTGCTAGAGTATTACCGAAGTATGCTCCATCATCAACAACTACGTTTGTACCAATTTTGTTGTCTGCTGGTGTAGACAATTTGCGTTGGTCAGCATCACTAAAGTCAGTGTAAGCGTAAACGCCTGTACTGTTTGTGATTGTTAAATCCTGAATAAACGGGATTGTAATTGATGTACTTGTGTTTGCTAGGTTTGCACCTGTTAAACCAATCTGTATAACTGGTTGTGTACCAGTTGTGTTTGTTGCGATACGTGCCATGAGTTTTCTCCTTATGTGTGGCTATTATTGAAATTCTAATCTTGTTAATTTAAATGCCCAGGTATATCTTTGACGCTGAGTTCCATAATTTAATACTTCATTATAACTTCTGTCAAAATAACCATTCATAAATGGTATATTTGTACTTGGATAGTTATCAGTGACTAAATTATTAATCATGTCTCTTACACGTGCTATGTTAGGATCCTGTTGGAAACTAATATAAGCAATGTAAAATTCATCAGTTGCGTTATAGATATTACTGCCAGTTGTTACTCCAAGCTGATTAGGTACACGGTTAGTTGTAACGATATCACTAATATAGATGCCATAACGAACGATATCAGTATCACTGGCAAAATCTGTGTTGGAAAATACTGGCACATCCCATGTTTTAGGAATGTAATATTTTACCATATTATAGACTTCAGCACCAGTGATATAAGGATCATTGCGCTCTGTAATGTACATTAGAAAAATCTCCTATCGCCATTAAAGTAATCAACGTCAGCTGTCCAATTTTCCTCTAGTTTTGTAGTAGGACCTTGTGGTGAGTCTCCGTATAAGTCATAGAAGTTCATTAACTGCAATGCCTTAATCCATTCTCTATCACAACGATCCATAGCAAAATCATAGTTCATTCTATCTACATCGTTCATGTTTGAAACCTCTGTAACAAGGCTCTCATAGAACACTAGAACAGCGCCAAATGTATCTAATCTAATCAATGTTTGGTCATTTTTAATGAGTTGACTAGGATTAAAACTAGATATTAGTGCGCCATTGGGAAGATTGGTATAATAATATGCACCAAGAACAGTGTCGCAGTATTTCTGCCACCATCCAAACTCTAACTTATAAAGCCACTCTTGTGAAGCAACTTTAAAGTAGGGTTCCCAATCAACGCCTAATGCGGCTGCTCTACGCTCCGCTGCCGGATCATAGAAAGCAATATCTCTTGATGTTGCATTTGAAATTCGTTGATAGGGTACTGACATATTATTTTCCTAGACTTAAATTAGTTTTGATTAGTTCTGAAGAATGTTAATTGCACCGCCACGACGTTGGTCACCAACGCCAGCACCGAAGTAACCAACGCCAGTTAACCAATTTTGTAGACCACCAGGAACTTCACCAATCTTGATTTGTAGTCCTTCTTTCATAACAGTGAACATAGCACTGTCACCAAAGTAAGCACCTACCAATACTGGAAGACTTGCTTGACCTACAACTGTACGAGTTGTTGCTTGTAAGAATGTAGTGAACATAACCATGCAGCCATATACATTTTCAATCTTACCAGTAGATAACAATTCATTACCTAGTGCGGATAGATTAGAACCACCGCTTGATGGACCTGATACAGCAGCACCAGTCAATTCAGCAAGCAAACGATTCAATGAAGAACCAACTTGAGCGCCAGTGTAACCACCTTGTACTTGAGCATCACCATTGCTATCTAATACGATAACTGGTGAACCTGGCATACGAGCAACTTTAAATTGCTGTTTAGCCAAACGAATTAGACCTAATACTGAGTTAGTTGTGAAACCATCAGTCCAGGTACCACTTGTGTTTTCAGCACCAATCAATTCCAACGCGCCTAATTTTAGAACACGAGTAAAACCGTCTGCGCTTGTTGCGTAGTAATCATTACCTGGTGTTGCTTTGAAACCAGTTGTAGAACCAACATCACCTTCAGTGACACCATTACCAATGAAGCCTGATGTTACACGCTGGTCAACTTTTTCTGCGAATGAGTCACCCAATTCAGCACCAAGAGTTGCTGCTAATTGGAATGAAGTTGTCCATCCGTAGAAAATGTCAAACGCTGTTTGTGCTACAGCAGGGCTTGCTGTAATGTTGGTTTGAGTCAATGATGGGTTCTGAACGGTAGCATTACCTGTACCGTATGTACCACCTGTACCATTAGGATTGTAATCCTGATAGGTGATAGGAGCAAAGTTAGGTACTAAGAATTGATTACCCTGTGTTGGGGCAACAACATTAGTCATGTTAACTAGTCCTTGAGATTCGTGCATGGCACGAAGTGCGAAACTTGCGATTGCGAAAGTGAAACCATTGGATTCACCGTGTGCGCCGCCTAATACATAAGCCATAATATATTTCCTTTAATGTTGGCAAATTAGAGAACTTTTTGACTTGTAAAGGAACTTTGTGCTGAAACAGTAAGACCTTTAAGTCCTACATTCTTACCTAAACCATTGCGTTGTGCCCACTGATTGAAAGCAGCGGGATCTTTGCTATAGTCTGGAATACTATCTTCTGGTGCGCCAGCAAAATTACCCTGTCCAGGTCGTAACCCAGATCCGGAATTAGAGTTACTCTGTTTAAGTAGTTTAGGATTACCCTGTGCTACTTCTTGAACTAATCCCTGAATCGTTAGAGGATTACCATCCATTCCATATCGTTCTTGACCTTTGCTATTCATTATGCTATAGGTTCCATCATTATTCCATTGAATATTGCCTTTGACCTTTTGTAACGCATAATCAATCATGTCGGAGTCAAATCTATCACCCATTGCTTTTTGTATATCACTATCTAAATCCCTCTCACGCAATCTTTGCTCTTTACTAGCAAGGTCTTGTTGAAGTTTATTAAACTGCTCATGTAAATCAGTGGTAGTGACTCGGTTGTTTGAACGCTGTTGTGTCTGATTATCTTCTATTGGCTGTGCGTTGCCACCGGATTGTTGTGCCGTAGTTCTTGCGATGAAACTTAACGCTGCTTCAACTGATTCAAAATTTTGTCCACTTGCTTGTCCAAGCGCATTCAATATTGAACTAGTGGTGCTCTTACGAATAGCACCTGCATTTACTTGCGGCTCGCCACCTTCTTGACTTATGTCTGACTGGTTTGCGTTAGTCTGGCTGTCGTTGCCAACGAAAGATACTTTATCCATTAATTGTTTCCTATAGTTATATCGTAACAAACGGTTTTGTTTGTAATGTATTTATACATTAA